TATCTGACGTGGAGAAACGCTTTAAAATGGACGTAAATAGCTAAATATGCCGTCACAATGACGTAACTTAGTTTACTACTGGCACAATGAAAAATTTCTCTTCTTCTTAGTTATAAAACTGTATATAACACCATATTTAACAACGTTTTGTGCCTTTACATTATAAGAAGTAATCCATATTTTACACCGTTAGTTACCTATACATTATAGGAAAGGTTACGTGGAATTAACGCATAAATATCTTGAGTTGATGTGTTTGCTTCTACTTATAAATTGCGTTAATATAAAAGTGAAAAAGGAGACTTTCGTCTCCTTCTTTCGTCTATTTGCGACGTTTCTTCTTGGCGGGAGTTCGTCGCTTTTTCTTTTGTTGTTTCTTTTTCTTTCGGTTGTTATTTAGTGTTTGGATGTTTATTGCTAGGGAAGTAATTCCACCAAGAACACCGACCACTGTTCCAACTTCTTTTATGATGTTTAGTATTGTTTGGTAATCCATTTCTTTCACCTCCTTTCTATACTTTTATTATAGCACTTATATTTACTCGCGTCAATACAATTACGTATAATTTACCGTATTTTTTACGTAAATTTTACGGTAAATGTAGGTGTGGTGTCCGAATCAGTTAACACTTTTAATCTAAATAAATAAAAGACTTTATGTGTATTTTATCTTTGAATATAGTTATAGGCACAATTAAGTCTTTTATAAAACAAGTATGAGAGGATACTAAATTGGTAGTCTCATTATGCAGGTTATAATAGGTATTAGAACAAGTAATTACAATAACACTCAAAGGAGAAGGATAAATGACTAACACACCAAACAACCGACCATTAACAACAGAGGAAACTTACCGAGTGGTAAACGATATGATGCGTAAAGTATTTAAAGACCCATATGATTTTGAAGATTATATGTATCAAACTATAGGGGATATTCATTTTGATAAAATGAAACCATGGGAAAATTTCACAAGCGTTGAAGATGTTTATGAACGAGTGAACAAGAATATTGAACAAATAACTTTCTTAGAGATGGATGCTATTCTTGCAATAGTGAATAGTGATTTATGGCAAACTCTATTACAAGAGAAACAAGCAAAGCAGATTCCTAATTGGGATATTTCCAAGCCAATTTAGGAAGTGGTAGATGATGCTTGTGCAGATGGATTAGTGTAACACCTAACATCCAAAGCCGGTAACGGAATGTTATCGGCTTTTTATTATGCCTTGAAAGGTGATAAGTAGGAATGGTACTAGAACATACTGAAATAGCGCGAAAGTTTTATAAATCTAAAGCATGGAAGAAAACTAGACAGGCTTATATAAATAGTTTAAATAATGGCAGACTATGCGAATGGTGCGAACGTGAAGGAAAGGTTACGTTAGGTTATATCGTTGACCATATCGAGGAGATTAATATAGGGAACATTAATGACCCCGATATTACATTGAATCATAATAACTTACAGTATCTTTGTGTACCTTGCCACAATAAGAAAACGTTTGGCAATCCAGAGAATAGGAACGGAATACCAGAAGGTTGTATGTTTGATGAGAACGGACAATTAATATTGAGTGAATAAAGAAGACATGTACTTGTTATGAGTATGTGTCTTTTATTTTGGAAAGAAATAAAAAATTCTTTTCAAAAAAGTGTGCAAAGTTTTTTTCTAGTACCCCCTTAAATTATTTGAAAAAAATCGAGTGTGGGAAACGATGATGGGGCTTTCTGTAATACACAAGCCGTACTATAGCCCCCTACACTAACAATTTTTAACGAAAGGAAGGTAATTCTATGGGAAGTAACGACAACTTGATGGAAGATGCCCCGACTATTGACTATGAACAGCGAAGTAAACGGATTACAAAGGAGTACACCAGGATTAAAGGCGTGTTGAAGGAAGCGAGTCCGGAAAAAGTTAAGTCGAACGAAGGCTTGATAAAACGTTGTGCCTTTATCCGTATCAATTTAGAAGATATGGAAGAAGACCTACTTAAAAATGGATTTGTAGAAATGTTTACGCAATCAGAGAAAACGCCTCCGTATGAAAGAGAGCGCCCAGTAGTTCGCCAGTACGTGCAATTGGTGAAGCAGTATCAAGTTATTTGTAAACAGTTATCAGACTTGTTGGGAACAGCACAAGTCAACGGAGTTATAGACGATGGTTTCGAGTCGTTCGTGAATGACAAGTGACGAAGGCTAAACAATCACAAATGAAACGTTACCCAATCAACTACAATCCTATTCTCGAATATTGGGACATGATTGAAAAGCGAGAAGTAACAGTTTCTCAAAAGGTTTACAAGACTATGCAAGAAATTGTCCGCAGGATGAATGACCCCGATTATGAATATGAATATAACTCTAAGAAAGCGAATCACGCTATCGAATTTATTGAGAATTTCTGTAAACACTCGAAAGGTAAATTAGCAGGAAAGCCGTTTATGTTAGAGATATGGCAAAAAGCGATTGTTGCAACGACATTCGGCTTTGTACATAAAACAGAAGATTACCGAATGGTTAAAGAGATTGCTTTGATTATTACTCGTAAGCATGGTAAATCAACATTAGGTTCTGCAATGGGACTGTATATGTTAGCTGCAGATGGTGAAATGGGAGCGGAAGTAGTAAGTGCAGCAACAAAGAAAGACCAAGCGAAAATTATATGGGATGAAGCCCGCCGTATGATTAAGAAATCGCCTGTATTAAACAAACGTGTTAAATGCCTTGTTAATGAATTGAAGCTTGAAGCAACAGAGAGTACGTTCAAACCATTGTCCAGTGATTCAAATTCATTAGACGGTCTTAATGTTCATTGTTCATTAATTGATGAGTTACACGCGATTAAAGATAAAAACTTGTATGACGTTATAGTTGACGGTATGTCAGCGCGTGAACAACCTTTATCAATTATTACAACGACAGCGGGGACGGTAAGGGAAGGAATATTTGATATTAAATATCAGGAATTTGAAGAGATCATCCGCGGTTATGATGATGAAAGCTATAGAGATGACAGAGTAATAGCTTTTGTATATGAATTGGATTCCGAGGAAGAGTGGACAGATGAAGTATGTTGGGAAAAGGCAAATCCGGCACTAGGCATAATAAAAGATAAAGACGAACTAGCACGTAAGGTTCAAAAGGCAATGAAGAACCCTGTGTTAAGAGCGAACTTATTATGTAAGGATTTCAATGTCCGCCAAAATAGCGAGCAGGCATGGCTAACGTTTGAACAAGCAAATAACGAAGCGACATTTGATATTGAAGTTTTAAAGCCAAAGTATGCAATTGGTGGGGTGGACTTATCACAGACAACGGATTTAACTGCGGCGTGTTTCGGGTTTATGATTCCTGGTAGTAACGAAATATTCTATGAACATATGTATTGGTTGCCTTCAGATTTACTTGAAGATCGAGTTAAGGAGGACAATGTGCCTTATGATGTTTGGCACGAACAAGGCTACTTACGATTATGTGAAGGAAATACGATTAGTTATAGGGATGTTACAGCGTGGTTTGTTGAGATGCAAAATAAACACAACGTTTATATGTACTTAATTGGGTACGATGCATGGTCAGCAAGATATTTCGTAGAAGACATGGAAAACGAGTTTGGTAAAAATACGATGCTTGGTGTAAGTCAATACGCTAAAACACTTTCGTTACCAATGCAGGAACTACACGCTTTATTACGTAAAAAGAAAATAAATTACAACAACAATCCAATTACTAAATGGTGCTTAATGAATACGGCAGTTATGACAGACACAAACGGAAATATTAAACCGCACAAGGGTAAAAATCAACGTAAACGAATTGATGGATTGGCGGCTATGTTAGATTCATTCGTAGTTTTGAGTGATAACAAAGCTGACTATCGCGCAATAGTTTCGTAAGAAAGGAGATAAAGTATTGAAAATTAGTTTAAATCCATTCGCTAGGATGAAAAACGATTCCGTTAAAGTAACAAAAGGTGATGCCGTTAAAATGATTTCAACAACAAACGGTAGCTCATTCGTTGCATGGGACGGGCAAGTCTATAACAATGACTTAATTCGTTCGATAATTCGAGTTAAAGCAAAAGCAATCGCAAAGACGACAGCGAAGCATATTAGAGAAGATACAAAAGGATTAAAGATTAATCCAGATGCTTATATGAAGTTCCTATTGGAAGAACCGAATCCGATTATGTCTATGCAACAGATGCTAGAAAAGGTTGTAACGCAATTAGAGTTAAACAATAACGCATTTATTTATATTAATCGCGATGAAATGGGCTATGCAAACGGCTTATATCCAATCGTTGCTATGAGTACACAGGCGATGAAAGCACCGAATGGGGACATCTATCTGAAATTCACTTTACGCAATGGCAATAATGTCACATTTAAGTATAGCGATATTATCCATTTAAAACAGGATTATAACGAAAGCGAAATATTCGGTAATCCTAACTTCGAAGCGTTACAAAGCATGATGGAAGTTATAGGCACGTTAGACCAAGGGATAGTTAAAGCCATAAAAAGTAGTAACGTTGTTCAATGGCTATTGAAATTCCAAAATAACCTAAGCCCAGAAGACCAGAAGGCAAAAACGAAAGAGTTTGTTAATTCTTATTTAGACATCGAGAACACTGACTTCGCAGGTGCGGCTTCTATCGACTCTAAATTAGAGGCTGAACGAGTAGAGCCAAAATCTTATATGCCGTCCTCAGACTTACAACGTGAGAATAACAATCGAATTTACTCGTACTTTAACTGTAACGAAAAGATTGTACAGGCAAAGTACAATGAGTCAGAATGGATTGCGTTCTATGAAACTAGTATTGAGCCAATAGTTAAGCAACTATCAACTGAGTTTTCACGAAAACTATTTAGCCGTAAGGAACGCTCATTTGGTAACAGAATTGTATTTGAAGGTTCCGATTTAGCATTTGCATCTATGCAGACAAAACTAGCATTAACCGCTTTAGTTGACCGTGCTATCTTATCTCCTAATGAAGTTCGTAAAGTACTTAATATGCACCCTGTACCGCATGGTGATGAATATTTACTTCGATTGGATACCGCGAAGGAAGGCGAAAACGGAAGTAAAACAGGTAGCTATACCTCTGTTAAAGGAGGTGATTAGTGATGAAGCGGGTAGAAATAAAAGGGGCAATCGTACTTAACGATCATAAAGAGATATATGACTGGTATGGGGTTGAAGCAACTTGTCCATACGATATTACAAGTCAATTAGTCGGCAATGAACCAATAGAAATTATTATTAATTCCGGCGGTGGCAACGTATTCGCGGGTAGTGAAATATACACGGCATTACGAGAATATCAAGGAGAAGTAACTATTAAGATTTATAGTTTTGCAGGATCATCAGCTTCCATTATCGCAATGGCTCGTAGGTCAGAGATTAGCCCAACAGCTCAGCTTATGATTCACAACGTATCATTGCAATCTGGTGGAGATTGTCACGATCATGAACATGTAGCAGAAATCTTAAAGAACGCAAACGAAACTATTGCGAATGCCTATGTGCTTAAAACAGGTATGACAAAAGAAAAAATTCTTGAGCTTATGGACAAGGAGACATGGCTTAGCCCACAAAAAGCGAAAGAGTTAGGGTTCATTGATTCTATTATGTTCGAGGACAATACAAATTCTGTTGACCCTGTATCGTTAGTAGCTAATGGAGGTGCAATTGGAATGTTACCAGAACAGCTAATTAACGAATTTAAAGAGACTAAATTTAAAGCAAACCAAACAGCGCAATTAAATGCGCGGCTAAACTTATTAAAACTAAAGGGGATTAAGTAAATATGAAAAAAGATCAATACTTAGAACAACGTAATGAATTATTAAATGTAGCAGAAACACTTATTGCAGAGGGTAATATTGAAGACTCTCAATCAAAAATGAAGGAAATTGAAGCCTTGGACAACCAATACGAAAACACACAGAAAGAACTTGCGAACTTAAACGCATTAAAACAACAAACAATGATCGACATTGAAAACAAATCAATTAACGAAGGGGAACTTACTAATATGACACAAGTTGAGAACGTACAAAACAAATCTTCAAACGAATTAGAATTAATGGAAAATGCATTTGCAAAAACGGTAATGAACAAGCCACTATCAGCTAACGAGCAAGCAGTATTTACAGAAATGAACAATGTCACTTATGCAGAGGATAACCAAGTAGTGATTCCAAAGCATATTGTGGATGAAATTATTGGTCTTATCTCAGAGGAACACCCATTCTTTGGTGACGCGCGCAAATTCTTTTACAAAGGTATTTTAACGTTACCAAAACATAAAGCAATCAAATCAGGGGATGCAAAATTCTACAGCGAAAAGACTGCCACAGAAGTAGAAGAAAACGAATTCGTGGACGTTCGTTTAGAAGGAAAAGAAGTCGCTAAATTAATCGAAGTATCATTTAAAATCGAGTCTATGTCTGTTCCTGCGTTCATGCAGTACCTAAAAGACGAGCTAGTGGATCGTATCGGTGATTTAGTTGGTTCTAAAGTATTTACAGGTAACGGTACAGATGAATTTAAAGGTGCGGTTACTGAATTAAGTACAACAGCTCAAAAAGTTGAGTATGATGCAACAGCAGGCTTAAAATACACTGATTTAACAAAAGCTTTCGGCATGCTTAAATCACAATTTGCTAACGGTGCAGCGATCTACGCTAACAATGCTACTGTGTGGAATAAACTTGCGACAATCCTAGACGGTAATGGAAAACCAATCTTTATCGCGGATCCAACAGTAGGTGGTGTAGGTCGTTTATTTGGTTTCCCAGTAAAAGTGGATGGTGGAGTTCCTGACAACATGTTTGTGTTCGGTAATGCTAAAAAAGGTTACGCAGTCAATGAAGTTAAACCAATTACTGTTGAAACAGATAAAGACTTAAAAGCACGTACAACTCAATTCTTAGGTCATTCGATCATGGACGGCGCTGTTACGGACGAGCGAGCATTAGTATTAGTAGCTCCTAGTGCGTAATAGAACTAAATAAGGACGTGTTAGAAAATGAAGCACTTAGTATTGAAGCCGTTTATTAATAAGGAGTCAGGGGAACTACTTTTCCCCGACTCTTTTTATATTTCAGAAGATAAGGATAAAGTGAAAAAATTATATGAATTAGGTTATATCAGACCGAACGAGGAAGCGTTAGGAGAGAAAGCTCCTAAGCGTACTACAAGTCGTTCTAAGAAAGTGAGCGATAGCAATGTTACAGAAAGTAAAGAAATCGCTAAGAATAATAAACGATCAATTTGATGATGAAATGCAGGATTTAATAGACTCAGCACTATTGGATTTAAAATTATCCGGCGTAACAAGGCAGTTGCCTGAGGATAAATTAATATTGCGTGCAGTAACGCTGTACTGTAAAGCACAATTTGGACTAGAGAATAAAGATAGTGAGAAGTATCAAGCAAGTTATGAATATTTGAAATCTCACTTGGCTTTAAGCGGTGAATACAATGGCAATGTTTAAAGATGTTTTGGAACTGGTACAAGTTAAGTATGTGAAAGATGAACTTCACCAAGAAATTAAACAAGAAGAAAAACGACAGGTATATTGTGATAAGAAAAGCGTTTCTCAAACGGAATTCTTTAGTGCAGGGCAAAATGGATTTAAGCCGCAGTATGCTTTTATTATGCGCCTCGCTGATTATGAAAATGAACAGACAGTAATTTACAACAACAAAAAATATGTGGTTTATCGAACTTATGAAAAAGGCGAAGATATCGAGCTATACTGTGAGTTTAAGGTAGGTGCTTAATAATGGCTGACTTAGTTGACATTGATCAAATAGCACAAGTTATTACAAAACAACTGGCAAAATATGCTGATGTAGTTGAGGAAGAAGTAGATGAAGTTGCTAAACGTCTTTCTAAAGAAGGTGCAGAAAGACTTAAACAAACATCTCCTGTGCGTGCAGGAAAGTCTACTGGCTATGCAACTGGATGGAAAGTAAAGAAACAGAAAGACGATTATGTTATCTGGAATGCTGAACATTATCAACTTACACACTTACTAGAATTTGGGCATGTTACTAGAGGCGGTGGACGAACAAACGCGCAAACTCACATAAAACCAGTAGAACAAAAACTAATTAAAGATTTTGAAAAAGAAGTAATAAAGGCGGTGGAACGTTAATGGACGTAAAAGGTCTAGCAAAGATGTTAGGTACACTGAAAGTTCCGGTTGCCTATAATCATTTTAAAAAGACTGAATCAAATCCAGTACCAAATCCACCGTTTATAGTTTACTTGGAAGAAGACTCCGATAACTTCGGTGCCGATAATAAGGTCTGGAAGAAGATATTAAATTATCGCTTTGAAGTCTATACAGATCAAAAAGATTTAGAACTTGAAAGTAAAATTGAGGAACTATTAGATTCAAATGATATCTATTACGAAACAGATGAATCATTCATAGTTCAAGAAAATTTATATATGCGTATTTATTACGTAACACTTATTAAATAATGGAATGGAGATAACAAATTTATGGCAAAAAATCGTGTTCAATATGGTTTGACAAATGTACACTATGCATTGATCGAACGTGAAGCAGACGGTTCTTATAAATACGGTGAACCAGTACGACTAGCAGGCGCAGTTACTTTAGAAGCAAATCCAACAGGTGATAGCAATAACTTCTACGCTGATAATGGCGTTTATTTCTCACGTACTGCAAACACAGGTTATGAAGGTACTCTTTCAATTGCAATGATTACAGAGAAATTCCGCACAGATGTATTAGGTGAAAAGATTGTTAAAGGTGGTTTACTTGAATCTTCTGATGCAAGACCAAATGATGTTGCGTTGCTATTTGAAATTGACGGTGATGAAGAAGCAACACGTTTCGTATTCTTCGATGTATCTATTGCACGTCCATCTCAAACAGCTAATACGGTTGCAGAGTCAATTGAAATTGAAGGTCAAGAATTAACATTCACAGCGAAACCACGTTTAACAGATAAGGCTATTCGTTGGAACACAGGCGAGGCAACAACTAAAGAAGAATATGATAACTTCTTCAAACAAGTTATTTCACTTGATGAAGTAACGCCGCCCACAGGAGACTAATAAATAAAAGTAACGGAGGGGCATAAACCTTATGGCAGAGAAAACTATTCCTATTAATGGGCAAGATGTAAAGTTTAAAGTAACTGGTGGAACTCCTATTCAATATCTAGGGATTTTCGGCAGTGATTTCATTGCTGATTTCATGGAATTGCAAAAGCAAGAAGCGAATGGAGGTATCACAAACTATCTTCCGTTCTATCGTATTGTATGGATGACCGCTAAACAAGCAGATAGTGAGATCCCTATTATGGAAGAATGGTTAGATTCATTTGAAGATGGTTTCCCTGTGTTTGAAATTGTGCAGGAAATAATGCCTTTAATACAGGCTAACTTCAAGTCTAACCTACCAGTAAAACCTAAAAAAAAGTAAAAGGCGACAATGACAAGCCGTTTACTACTAATGATTATATACTCATGGCTAAGATGTCTAAGCTAAACTTAGATGAGCTTGACTTAATGTCTATTGGTATGGCACTAGACCATATTGAATTGTATAGTGACTTAGTTAACCCAGAACGTGATAAGAACGGTGAAGTTGTAAAAGTTCGCAAGGCAAGTCAAGCAGATATAAACGCATTTAAAATTTAAAACTACTAGGAGGGGGAGTTGCCGAAAAGGTAGTTCTCTCTCCTTTTTTTATTTTATCAAGAAAGGAGCTAATTATATTGGCGGGAAAATCAATACAAGGAATCAATATTAGACTTGGTGCTGATACTACTTCATTAAACAATGCTTTAAAAGACGTAGATAAACAATCCAAATCATTACAGAATGAATTAAAACAGGTCGATAAAGCGTTAAAGCTAGACCCATCTAACGTTCAATTAGTTGGACAGAAATATGAAGTATTACAAGAAACAATTAGAGCTACAGAACAACGTTTAGATACTTTAAAGAAAGCACAAGGTCAAGTAGAAGAGCAGTTCCGGAATGGTGATATAGGCACAGAGCAATATAGAGCGTTTCAACGTGAATTAGCAACTACAGAAGCTTCTCTTAAATCATACGAAGGTAAATTATCAAGCGCTGAAGCAGAACAATCTAAATTAGAAGACAACACTAATCAATTGAAAACATTCTTTGCCGCAACAGGTACAGAACTTGATAACTTTGCTGATGTTCTTGGTACTCGTTTAACTAGTGCTATTCGTGAAGGTTCTGCAACGTCTGATCAAATGGGTAAAGCATTAGAGATAATGGGTAAGAAGGCGTTAGGCTCAAGTGCAGATATTGACCGTATGCGTAATTCATTGCGTAATGTTGATGCAGGTGCTTCTCTAAAGGAAATTCAACAGGATTTAGGGAGAATAGCAAAGGAAGCAGATGAAGCAGGAAATTCTGTAAATGGATTCGGTGAAAAATTACAGGGAGTAGCTGCAGGTTTAATGGAAGGTGGTGGTATTGCCGCAGTTTTAGAACAAGCATTAGATGTATCTAGTTTAAATACTCAAATTGATATCTCTATGAATCTCAATGAAGCAGATACTAAAGCTGTACGACAATCCATTATGGAGACTACAGCTGCTATAGGCGATGAAGAAGCCGCTTACGAAGGTGTTCGTAGACAGATGACTCTTAATAAGAATGCATCGTTAGCAACTAACCAAGAAATTATTAAAGGTGCATCGACTATCTCTTATGCTTATAAAGAGATTGATTTTAAAGAGTTAATTCAAGAATCTCATGAGATTGGTAAAGAGATGGGAGTTTCGCAAAAAGAAGCTCTAGCATTAACTAACCAATTACTATCAATCGGATTCCCCTCTGAACAATTAGATATCATTGCTGAATATGGTGGACAACTTCATAGAGCAGGCTTTAATGCGGAAGAAATCCAAGCAATCATGGCGGCAGGCGTCGATACTGGTACTTGGAACATAGATAACTTGCTCGATGGTCTGAAAGAAGGACGTATCAAAGCCGCTGAATTTGGCCAAGGTGTAGACGATTCAATGAAAGAAGCGTTGAAAGGAACTACTATTTCAGCAGAAGCTTTACAGAAGTGGGGCGTAGCTGTATCTAAAGGGGGTAAAGAAGGTAATCAAGCATTCCAAGATATGACTAAAGCGTTAATGGGTATCAAAGATGAAACCAAGCGTAATGAAGTCGGAGTTAAGCTTTTTGGAACTATGTGGGAAGACCAAGGGGATAACATAGCCGCTACTATTCTTAACATGAATGAGCATATGAAAACCACAGCAGAAATGCAAGGTAAAATCACAGAAGATACTAAGAGGATGGATGCAGACCCTGCACAAAGAATGGCTACAGCGATTGGTCAAATCAAGGAAGCATTAGCACCAGTATTAGCAGACGTAGCAGAACTAATCGCAAAAATTGCTAACTGGGTGAAAGAGAATACAGCTCTAGCCGCTACTATTACCGCTATTGTTACTGTAGTAGGTATTCTAGCAGGTCTATTTGCCGCATTCATGCCTGCAATAAGTGGATTGGTAGGTTTGTTAGGTGGAACTGGTGCAGCGGTAGCAGGATTAAGTGCCGCCTTTACTGTACTGACGGGACCCATCGGATTAACAATAGCCGCAATAGCCGCTATAGGTGTAGGTCTATTTGCTCTTAACAATCATATGAAGCAATCATCTATTGAGACAGAAGACTGGACAGAGAATGTATCAGAAGGTACAGCTAAAGCAGTAGGCGGATTCATGGATTTAGAGAAAGGCGCTACAGATGCCTTGACTCAATTAAAGTGGTCTGGTTCTACTTTAACTCAAGAAATGGCTGACGATATGATTGCCAAGAATAATGAAATGACTACACAAGTCTTAACGGCTATGAAAGAACGTCATGCATCTCAGTTACAAGAAACAACTTCTTACTTTGATGAATCTAATGCATTAACAGCAGAACGTGAAGCTGACATTCTTAAAGAAATGCAAATACGCAACACAGAGAAAGAACAAGCAACGTTAGAAGGTCAGAATCGTATCAATGAGATTATGAAAACTGCATCTGCTGAGAAACGGGCTGTAACTAAAGAAGAATTTGCAGAAATAGATGCTATCAACGCTAAGCTTAAAGATAATGCTATCAAGTATTTATCTGAATCAGAACGTGACCAAAAGGTTATCTATGAAACTCTTAAACGTAATGCAAGTGAACTATCAGCACAACAAGCGGCTGATGTAGTAGCTAATTCTAAGAAACAACGTGATACAACTATTAAAGATGCAGAAGAAACTTATAAGAAACGTGTTGCCGCTATTACTAAAATGCGTGACGAAGATAAAACTATCTCTAAAGAAGAGGCTGATGCTTTAATCAAAGAAGCTGAACGCTCTAAGAATGATACTGTTAAGAATGCTCAAGCAATGCATAAGAACGTTGTAGCAGAGGCTAAATTACAAGCAGGTGAACACGTCAATCAAGTTAACTGGGAAACAGGTCAAGTTAAAACTAAATGGCAAACGTTCACAGGTGAAGTAGGTAAGATATGGGATTCAATGGGCAGAGGTTTTAATAAGGCTTTAGACACTATGTGGACAGGTGCTAAGAAATTATGGGGCGATATTGTAGGTGTGTTCGATAAATCTATTCAGAAAATTGTAGGATTCTTCAAAGGTCTTAAATTTGAATTCCCTAAACCTAAAATGCCTCCAATGCCTCACTTCTCTATGACT